GGCCTGCTCTCCAGCCCGCGCCTGCCCTACAAGGGCAAGATGGTTGATAACGATGTCTCTTTGGATTGCGTCATACGGCTGGCCCTCCCAGACGCCCGGAGTTTCCTCAAGTCGCAGGTTGTAGCCGAGGGATAGTTCCCTCAGACCGCTCTGCTTCATAGCATCCGTGTTGTGGATGATGATTTCAGCTCTGACGTTATCGCCATCCTGATAGCCTGCGGAGAGAATCGTTCCAATGGTTTCGTCCTCCACATTATCCTTGCTCACATAACCTGCGTCATGGGTAATGATGATGGGCTTGCCTTTGTAACTGGCGAGGCTCTCAGGGGCAAAGACATCTTCAGGGAGTCGAAGTTCCCTGCGGGTGCTCCCGTCTGGATTGGTGTACTCGAAGATACCCACCGAAGTGACGATAGGGTGGTCTATAAGATACCCCTCCTCTGTGAAGTAGGTTTTATCGAGCTGTATGCTATCCAGGCGTCGCACTCTCTTTAAGGTCGGAGTTTCCATTCCGTTCCTCCTCTCGGATTTTATCGTTCCATCATATCAACCACCTCCGTTGCTGGATATTGGCAGGTCGATGGACTTGTAGTCGAACACCGCCAGCGGAACACACCGGCATTGGTAGTCCTCGCCGGGGTGACATCTTCGGCCTGTCTTTATGTCAACAACTGGAGGGTCGTTCCACCGGAATCGCTTATTGTTGAGCGCCCGGTGGCTATCTCTAACTCGGCTATCTCCAGAAGTGGACCACACATATTCTTTCACTCCCGCATCTTCTTGCTGCTTGCGGGAGATTTGGGCATTGAGCTTTGCGGTTTGGTCTCTTGCGATGAACTGAGCGTGGCGCTTTTTAACGCCGTAGATATGCTGAATTTCCTTGGCAATATCCTTGGTCAGCTTGCCATTGCGGTAGCCGTCAAGGATGACCTCCCGCATTTCTCCAAGCGTGTCCTGCGGAATAGTCTTGATGAGGGCTACATTGTCCTCAATCCACTTCTTCAGCAGCTCCTCGTAGAACTCGCCCTCGTAGTAGTCATCAAGAAGGTCAATACCGAGAGTGGCTTTGACATCTTTTTTCCACTCACGAGAGGTAGTTCGCTTAGTATTCTTGGCGATTCTCTCTATACGGTCGTACAGCCCGAACTCCTCCATATCTTTCTGGAGGTCGGAAGCCAGCTTGACCAGCAGGTGCATTACTTTCGCAAGAAAATCAAGAAGCCCGTCGCTCCTCGCATCGTCAAGGTGTTCGGCCTTGGCTGCTCGGCTTATCTGCGGCAGGTATTCTTTCAGCCTCTTGTTGAGTAGCTGCATATAAGCATTGGTAACACGCTGGAACTCACGCTCTGCCTGTTCGGGGTAATGAGAGGGGCGCTTGCTCAGGAGAACTCTATGGCTGCCGAATTTCTTCTTCACCGCCTCCTGCACCATGCGCTGATGGGCAATATCGTTCACGAGCATCGCCTCCTTTCGGGCAACAAAAAAGGACGGCGGTTTAATACCGTCGTCCTTCTCTTCATATATGCTGTTATTATCGACGAGAGAGTGGTGGGATTTGTCTTTTCGACGTTCGCAGTATAATTTCACTGCTGAATCGAAACGCCCTTTAGAGAGCTTTCTGCGGGCCTGCCGATTAGTAGACCTCTTCGCCACGAGAATAGGCTTCTCTCGCTTGGTTGAGGCTCATGTGGTTGGCACAATCCTCCTCGTCAGGGTTTTCAAGCTGCACGAGGTCGTCCTCCCACCCGCATACTTCACAGATGTCAAACTCACCAGCCCGCTCGAATGTGTACTTACCGCAAACGGGGCAGGTGTAGCTTTCACCAGCTTTAACTTCAGGCATAACGAGCATCATTTTTCTTGTTCCTCACTGTCAGGGCGGTACAACTCATTTCCAAGAATGGTTACAATATCAGCTGCGGTATTACCGCGTTCTGATACGTCATCATCCCCAGCAGCACACACCTCGTCAACCTCAATGTCCGCAAGTTGGTCGTACAGTTCAGAGAACTCATCATCGGACATATCTTCGATGTCATCTTTAGAGACGCCCAATTCTTTCTCTATGAACCCAAGGTGCTCTGGCCCTAAAAGGCTTAACGCTTTAGCTGCATCACTCATTGCTTGTTCCTCCTCCACATGACCGTAACAACCTTACCTGTGGTAGTATCTATTACCATTCGGCTGCCATCATGGTCATAGCATCTGGTGTTCGAGGTATGACCTTGGCTCACTTTCCCGCTTAACATCATCTTTTCGATTCTGCCGGGAGAAATTTTTCTGCCTCCAACTCGGTCAAAGGCATGGCTCGAAAACGACTTGATTTCAACGCCGTCATGGGTCTTGGAGCCTAAAAAGCGCTTGGTTATTTTCTTCTTCTCGGCATTGGAAAGCCCGCCGCTGCCTTTCGGGTAACGCCCGGAGCCGGGGCCGCCATCCTCGGTTGATTCTATTATAGTATTGCCCTCCGAAAAGGGCAAGGCGGTTTCGGAATCTTCCTCGGATTCCTCGGAAGAATTTACCTCTTGGGACAGGATGTCGTTGAGCACCCTGACGCTGTCCGCAAAGGGCGCAAACAGCGATTCTCGCTCATCGGCAACGGACTTGAGCACTTCACCAAGGTCGGACATCTGCGGAGCAACTATCTCTGAATGGTCGGGGCAGTTAATCTCCCCATCATACTCGGTGCAGAGGAAGTATTCAGGAACTCCGAACTCTTCAGCCAAGCCGGTGCGGACTGTCAGCGGAATCAGCTCAGTCGGCGTGATGCCAAACTCTTCTTGCGTCTCCCGCACAGCAGCCTGTTCTGGAGTCTCTCCCTTCTCGATATGACCACCGGGGCCTCCGATGGTGAATGGATAGAAGTCGGATTTTCGGACGCCGGTGAGCACCTTGCCGTCTTTCAGCACCAGTACACCGACAGTATTCGGAACCGGGGACTCGTCAGCATCGCCCTCATCCGTAGCGGCAATCTCGTCGGCAGGCGACGGTGTGTTGCCGGGAGAGGACTGCTCGGCACCACCGGGCAAACTCTGTTGCTCGACGTTGCTCTCAACTGCCTCGATTTCCGATTCGAGCGCGCCGTTCTGTTCCTCCACCATAGCGGAGTACAGGTCCTCGTCCTCTTCGTCGATGATTTCCTCCACAGTGAACTCGTCATCAGATGCCAGCTTGCGGCGAACCTCAGACGGGTCAAGGGCCTGCATATCGACATAGATTTGGGCCGTCTGCGCTTTGGTAAGGGACGCGGCGGCCTTGGTCTGCTCAACAGTGGCCTGCTCTGCGTCGCTCAGGCTCCAGAGGGGATTGAACACCAGTTTGTAGTCCGGCTCTTCTTCAATCTCCCCACTGGCGATTCCTGCTCGGAACAGGATGTCCAGCAGATACCGCAGGTTGCGTTTGAGCATGAGCTTCTGGATTCGCTCAACGAAGTTGTAGTAGTTCTCAAGGTCGCTTGCGCCAGTGGCGTTCTCTCCGGCAGGAGAGCGTCCGAACAAAAGCGTCTGCGGGATGTTCGTCAACGCCGAAAGCATATTGCAGGTGGAGTCGATGACATCTTTGACGCCGCTGAACGATATACTCTTGAAGTCGTAGTTCTCGCCGTCAGCGTCGATGGCGATACTGTTCAGCAGCCCACGGGCCATGTCGATGACCTCAAGACGCCTCACTACTTGGTCCTCACCGTCATCAGTGGCAAGCAAGGACGCAAGGTTCTTCATCGAATAGATGGCTTGCACAGAACGCTCCAGCAATTTGGTGGCGTCCGTATGGGCTGTGACTGTCTCCCGCAATGCCCGTTTGATACGGATATACTCCGGCATACCCCACATCTGATAGGTGGTGTTGGAAACCTGCTCAGGGAGTACGCCGTTGCGGAAGATGAGGCAGCGGCTCTCGTGAACCATGAACGAGCCGTACATACTTGTGACATAGTAGAACTCAGGCTCTCCAAACTTGGAGGTCCTATTCACATTCCCTTTGCCACCGTAGTCCTGCATATACAGGCTGGCGTAGTCGGGCTGAACAACAGCTCTCTCGAACACCCGAAGCTCGTCGATACTCTTGATGTTCTGCCAGTCCACAGGCTCTTCCAAGCCTCTGCCGTCGTTGATGAGCATAACAATAATGGACCCGCCATACAGACGCGCCCACTTGATGGCAGTTGCGGCCTTTTCCTCCCACTCCAATTCATCGAGGCACTCTTCCACGAAATTGTCCAGCTCATCACTGTTCAGATTAAGGTTGAAGCCATGCTTAACGGCCTCCTCAGCAGGTGTGTCGATGATTTTAGAGAACAGCCCGTTGCCTTCATAGAGGCTCGTGAGCTGCATATCGGGTATGATTGGCTCCCTCTCATAACGGTACGACTCAGAATTGTCCTGCGAAGTACCGTACTTGTTGAGGACGTTCGTGTAGCCGTCATCTCTGTACGGTCTGACCGCCTTGCCTTTCTGCTGTTGAAGGACCTGACGACCCCTAACCATTTCTTTACGACGGTTCAGCTCGCTCTTTGAAGCTCGCATAGGGTATCACTCCTTCCTTTAGAAACTGATGCGCTTGTTTGCTGTCTCCCAAACGCCTTCCACATCGAGATTGTTGAGGGTCTCGAAAGTGACAACGAACGGATTGCCCTCAACCGGCCTGTTTGTGACACAAAGCTCTAATAGTTCGATGTCGGATGCAAGGTCATTCTGAACCGCCTCCATCTCGTCGAGTAGGTCCTTCGTAAGACCCCAAAAGGACACGAGATTCCCTGTGCCTACATACTTCTCTTGAATAGGTGAAGTCTGGTTGAAAATATCCTCCATAAGAGAATCATCGGCCTTGGCGACGTAGTCCTCGGTAACATACCCGCTCAAGTCTGCGTTCCCGTAACCGATAGCCTCCAGAGCGCCGTTGATGAGCATATGAATCACCTCCTCGTCGGTGGCGACATCCTCATCGTCAACAACGGGAGTTTCGTCATCCGGCTCATCTGGTGCCTCTTCAGAGCCAAACACTTCTGTGAGCATCTGCTTGACCTCTTCGTCGGTAGCCACGTTCTCTTCAGGCACCGAACCTTGAGCCATATTACGAAGAATATCCAAACTCCCAAGCGCTCCACACGGATGTACGGATATGGCCTGCTGCACATCCCATTTCTGAGTGGTCTTCCTGGTTCCGCTGTCGCCGAAGCCGATGACAGATACATACAATTTACCAGCAATCAGGACTTCAGGAGGGATGTCGATGGGTACGCCATCATATTTGATAGGCTTATTGTTGCACTTTTTCCCGCTGTTGGAGAACACAACCACAACATCAAGTCCGTCCCACGAATTGTCGAATGTGAATGCAGCCTTTACCACACCGCTGCTGCCAGCGACGAGTGTGCGCTGCCCAAGGTCGTGAGTGACCTTTTGGTCGTTTACGGTAAAGATAATCAGCACATTTTTCCCTCCTGTCCTCGTTAGAGTAGATTTCCAATATCAAAGGTGCTTTCAAGCTCATTGTAGGCGGCGCTCGTTGCGTCCACCATATCCTTGAATCGGCTCATCGGGAAGCTCTCTAGCTGGTCGAGATACACCTCGTTCCAAGGGCCGTATACCATGTCGAAGTTACCCGCCTGCCATTGTGCGGCAACGGGTTCTGCTCTGGCCTCTTTAGAGCCGGTCTCCGGGATTGCCTTAACAGGGAAGCCGGACAGGAACTTGACAAAGCTCCTTGCTTGGGCCTTGCCAGCCTGTCCGGGGTCCTGCGGCAGTCGTATGTGAACCGAGCCGAACATGGCCCGGTCTTTTTCTGCGGTAAGTTTGATGAGCTGGCGTACATCGTTGGCCTCCATACGAACGTTTACGACATCGGCAACAACGTAAGTGCCATCTCTCCTCTTCCCCATAAGTACGCCCGCCGTGTAAGCGGGTTCGCCGCCCTCGTCCTCGGAGGTGGCTGCGAGGTCCCACGCTCTCGCCCACGAAACAACATCTAATGGGGGAGTGTCGAGAATACTGCGTAGCTGCACTCTCTTGAAGTAGAGTCCGGCAGCGGGTTTGATTTTCCAGTTGCCTTGCAAAAGACGCTCTCGTTCTACAAGCGGGAGCGCCTTCAGGTTGGCAAGGTATGAAGGATTCGTCTTGAGAAGAATCTGGTTGTCATAGATGGTGCTGGCGATGAACGTCACCGACTTCGGCTCGTTCAGCTCTTCGGGTGACCCCAGCTTGAACTGCTCAATCAGCTCTTCTTTGGTGTCTGCCCAATAGAGCTGGTCTTCTCTGCGTAGCATCCAACGTATAACGCCGGAACGCTCCTTGATGGGGTAGCCGGTATCAGGGTCAATCCACCAAGAGATGAACTTCGCCACCCAGCTATCGGCATCAGGGTTGCAGGAGGCTCGCACATACGGAGTTACTCCGCAGGTGCTTCTGTTGCGGGAGAGCATATAGAAGAACGTCTTTTCCGAGAAGTGCGTCAGCTCGTCAAAGTAAAGCCCGCATATCTGAGAGCCTTGCCATTTATGGACATCCTGTTCTCGCTCGATATGGGCGAAGCTGATTTTGGACACCTCGTGTCCGTCACTCCCTCGGAACACCCAACGGCTTCTGCCAAGCTGCGGGTACGCCCTTGCGATACCGCTATACAGCTTCATGCCTTCATCCCACAGGCCACCCTGAGAGAATATCTGATTGTGGTTCTTTCTGAAGAACACAGCACCATAGCCCTCACGGTCTTTCCATCGAAGGGCGTCAATGAGCATACCGCAGGTCTTTCCTCCTCCGGCTGCCCCTCCATAGATGCAGATTTGAGCACGAGATGCGAGGAAGCGTTCCTGCGCCCCTTTCTGGGGAGCGATTATTCTTTTACTCATCGCCATCAACCCCCATTCCGTTGTCAGGGACGTAGACAACTACATCCTCGCTGTTCTCCTCTGCTTCTACATCAACACGGTACTCTCCAATGCTGCCAGCTCTCGACCTGCGCTCAAGCTCGGAGCCGAGTTTCACGGCTTCTCTGATATCCTTGAACGACAGTTCGGAAGCATCCAGCTTTTCGAGTGCCTCCAGCGCCGCCTTTTGCAAGCGCATAGCAATATTAGTATGGCGCTCGTACATCTTCCGTCTTTCCTTGACGGCGTGAGCGAGCGCCTGTTTTTGAACCTCGTTGTCGTAGGCCCTGACTCGTTCATCCCAGAACCACCGGGACTTCCAAGTTGTAATTAACTGCCTACTTTTCGACAAGTTTTCGGCAACGGCTGTTACAGTGCGTGGCGGCTCCATATCTCGGTAGGCGAGGAAGGCAGCCCACGCTTGTTCCGTCTCCTTCGGTTGCCGTTCCCAAAGGCAAGGTTCCTGCGTGGATTTCTTGCTACCCATATCGCCTCCCCTTTCCTGAGCAAGATTCGGAGGCTACCACTGTTTTATCTCATTCAGACCTCCTACGCAGAAGTTTGTATGCTTGCACCACTACCAGCACTACATTCAACAGTATGGTACTGAAAGAGCGTATCGTGACCCCGTAGATAATGAAAAGGAGAGCGCCAATCAGGTCAAAAATCCTGATTTTGCGTTCTCCGTTCATCGTGAAGGCCAGAATGATGAAAAGCGTTCCGGCTATTCCAATCCACTCCATACATCAAGCTCCTCGTTCGTACTTATCAACCTTGTTGACAACTATGGTAGTAATGGGGAGAATGATGACTTCATAGGCGGTTTTGAGCACCACCTGTGCAATGAGCATCTGTACCAGCGATTCGATAGGCATTTGCCCAAGGAACGCAATCGGGATGAACACAAGGCTGTCTGCCACCTCTCCGAAGAAACTGGAAGCGATAGCCCGAATCCCGAACTTCTTATGGTCATCAGGGTGCTTGCTCTTCAATCTGCGGAATACTCTGTCGTTTACAAGGTCTCCAATAACAAAGGCCGACAGCGATGCCACCAGAACTCTCGGAGCGCTGCCCAGCACCGTCTCAAACGCCTCTTGGTTGCCCCAGTAGGAAGGAGCAGGGCTGGCGATTGCCAGCTCGAACGCCAGTACCATCACCACATTCATGGCGAACCCCATATAGCAGGTGATTCTACTCCACCGATACCCGTACACCTCAGAGAATACATCGCTGAGGATGTAAGCCACGGGGAAAATGTAAATGGCTCCTGTCATAGTGAGTCCAAAAGGGAATTGCATCTGCTTGGAAGTGATGACATTGCTGATGAGCAGGCAGGCCACCGAGATAACGGTCAGCAGTACCTGAAGGAAGCTGTACCTCTCGTTGCGAAGGGTTACTTTCTTGTTCATGCCCAGTAGCCCTCGCTTTCCTTGCCGACTCTCACGTCGAAGTGTACGGCGTTTTTGACCTCTGCCTCCACTCTCAACTTTGCTGGGGCATATCTGCTCTGGATGAGGTTGAATACCCACTCCACGGCATCCTCAATGATGAAGTCTTTGCCGCAGCCGTGTCGAAACTCTTTGTCGAGTTCGATGTAGTCTGGCAGGTACTTGCCTGGAACCATATCAACGCTCATCTGAGCGGTGTAGTGCTCGTTGCCTTGCGGGCAGTAAAGCTGGAGGTCGAAACCAAAGTGGATGCCGCTGAGTTTTTGGCGGTGCTCCAGACGAGTAACGCCGTCACTCTGCTTCACTGGAGTAAGAGCAGGGTCTGCTACGCCGTTTTCTGCAAACGCTCTCGCTCTATCAATACAGGTAGCGCACTCTCCGCAGGGCGTATCTCCACCCTCATAGCAGGACCAAGTGAGATGATAGGGTGCCTTCAGGGATAGTCCGGCGTGTACCACCTCTCCCTTCGTCATGGTAATGAGTGGAGCTACCAGCTTAACCGCACCGCCAGACCCTTCTTCGATGGCCTGATTCATAGCTTCAGCAAATTTCTCGGAGCAATCAGGGTAGGCACTACCGGCAGCGTCATCAGCGTGAGCGCCGTAGTAAACCTTGGTTGCGCCTACGCTCAATGCAAATGCCGCAGCAGCAGAGAGGAACAATCCGTTACGGAACGGCACATAGGTGTCAACCGTCCCTTTGCCGCCCATCTCCATGAGCTGGTCCGAGTAGCTTTCGTGCTTGATGGACTTGTGGCTGTGCTTCAGGAGGGGGCAGTCGCTGTACTGCATTACTGCGCTCATGTCCATCTCGTAGTACGGGACCCCATACCACTTTGCTACCGCCTTGGCGCTCTCGATTTCCTTGTCGTGCTTCTGCCCATACAGCATATTGAGTGCGACTACGTTATTGGAACCGTATTCGTCCACCGCCATAGCAAGGCAGGTAGTGCTGTCAATGCCTCCGCTCAGGAGGACAACTGCTTTCTGTTTTTCCATAAGTGAGGTTTTCTCCTTTCGAGGTTTTTATCACTTGCTGGTGGTTCAAGACTCTTTGATAGTTTCGATAGGGAAATGGCTGTCGCTGCGGACAACCACTCTCAGATGCTCCGGCTCATACACACTGGTGAGCTTCTGGAACACCTCATCGCAGAGCTGTTCGCTGGTGAGGTGCTTGCCGTTCAGTTCCTGCTTGAAGTAGGCTTCAAGGTCAAGAAAGTCGGCAATCGCGTCATTCAGCTCAATCTCACAGCTCACAGACGCCCTGTAATAGTTCGGACCCAGCGGGCAGAACACAGTAACAGGGACATCAAGGAATCTCATGCGAGTGATGCCATTGTCGTTTGAGTAGGTTTTCATAGGTTTTCGTACTCCTTTCAGTGGTCAAGTGATTTTGCATATTGTGACCACACCTTGAGGTTGTGAAGGTTGACAGGCTGACCGTCGAGCTTTTTGTCGGGGTAGATATTCTTCTTCCCGCACATGGCATTGCCTTTCAGCTCGAAGGTAACTCCGTACCTACCTCCGCTGCTCCAAGATGTAGAGTCAACCGAATCAAACGGGTATTGCTTCAGCTTTTTGGTGTCGGTATAGCCCAGACCGTGAATTTGCGTCCCAGTCCTATGGGCCTCCTGAATGAACCAAGGGAAGATTTTCTCTATCGCCTTGCCGTTCGGGTTCTTTGCAATACCTCCAATGGAGACATAGCTGTACTCCTTACACATATTCACGAAATACTGCCAGCCCCGATTACTGTGCCAGACAGGGATGCTCTGCTTGCCTGTTTTTGACTCTATCCTGCGCCGGAACTCCTCCACCTTCTCCAGCCCGACGATTCTGTCGATGTCCAGCTCAAAGAAGTGATGAACATCCCAAGTATTGATAAAGTCAATATAGGCGTCCACATATCGGTCCCACTCTGCCATCGTTTTAGAGTGGCCTTTCGTGAAGAAAGTAAAAGCCCCACTGTCAAGGAGATAATCCTTACAGTAGGGGCTTCTTACGCTGTTCATGATTTTTTCTGATTTCTTACTGCCTCCCTGAGCTGAAGCAAAAGAAAACAGGATGTACGGAGGCTTCGCCTCATCGAACATCTCGGTTTTGCCCTCAATACCGGCGAGATACAGTCTCATGGCAGGTCAAACCATTCCCCGCAGTGCGGACACTGAATTCGCTCAGGCTCAGGTTCCTCAACGGGTTTATCTTGCTTGTCCTTCAGGTACTCGTCGATGTCGATTTCAGGCAGCTCGAAGAAACCGAACTCCTCCATGTCCATCTCGATGTCACCCAGTTCGATATTTAACTTTGCGAGGTCCCAGTCTGCGAACTCAGCAACCTTGTTATCAACAAGCCTGAACGCCTTCACCTGCTCCGGCGTGAGGTCGTCGCACAGTATGCAAGGCACCTCTCTCATACCAAGCTGTATTGCAGCTTTGAGCCTTGTGTGACCGGCAATGATGACATCGTCCTTGTCGATGAGAATGGGAACCTTGAAGCCGAACTCCTTGATGCTGTTTGCTACGGGAGTCACGGCCTTATCGTTCAGGCGAGGATTGTTCTCGTACTGAATGAGTTCATCAACGGGCTTTTGGATGATTTCCATTCTTTCAACTCCTCTTCAAATCTTTCGTTTCGGTAATATCCGCTCAAAAAAATATGCGGAACACGCATCGGTTCCGCACATTACAAAATTCTACGGTACTATTGTACCACGGACGTATTGACAGGTCAATGACAGCTTTTTGACACGAAGTGTTCCCTTATAACTACCTCAAGTTTCAGCTTTTACAGGCTCCGTTGCTGTATAATTGGGATATTCCATTACGAAAGGAGCCTTCACATGGCAAAAGAACACTGGCTGGTCGAGTACAGCCGAAAAGTAAACAACTCGTTTGACGGTTCGGAGGTGTATTTCCTTGAAAACCCTGCGGAAAACGCTCTTCTGAATGACCTTGAGCATTACCCCCACGCCTTCGTGCTGGCCTGCTGCATGGACAGGCAGGTATCGTCTGATAGGGCTTGGAGAATACCCTGTATCATCAGAAACCTATGCGATGAGTTCACAGTAGATGAGCTGTCATCAATACCCTTGGAGGAGTATCATCGTATCTTTCGAGAAAACTCTCTGCATCGTTTCAATGACGCTATGTCAGAGATATTCTACAAGGCGGTTTGGCGCATCAAGACTCAGTATGGCGGCGACGCTTCGCGGATATGGTCAAATAATCCGAGTAGCGCCGCCGTAGTTTATCGTTTCTTGGAGTTTGATGGTGTGGGCGTGAAGATTGCGACGATGGCAGCGAACATACTTGCTCGCCAATTCAAAGTACCGTTCTCGGATTACTACTCCATTGACATTTCTCCCGATGTCCATGTGTTCCGAGTATTTCGCAGGGCCGGACTTACGAATCCCGATGCAACAAGGGATGCCGTTATCTATAAAGCGAGGGAGTTATGCCCAGAGTTCCCCGGCATTACCGACGCTGCTTGTTGGAGAATAGGACGAGGATTTTGCCACGCCTCTTCCCCGGACTGCGAGCACTGCCCAGTAACGGGGCACTGCCCGAAGCTAATCGACCCACCCGAAGAATAATGCGCTAAGGTCTTGCAGGGCCGAGCGGTTGTAACGGTAGATGGTGCGTTCATCTACAAAGTATACTTCCGCGAGGTCCTGCACTGTTTTTATCTCTTCGTCAAGGTAGAGAGCGCGAACAACTTCCCATTTCCGCACAATTTCGGTCTTTCCAGAGGATTCGCAGCGGAATTTGTAGTAGTCGAGCATCCGAGTTACATGGTCGAGGATGATACGAACTTTTCCGACTCGTTCCTGTATTGACTGTACAGAAAGGGTGTGGCTGTCATAGCTGCATCCCATGATGTCGAGTAGGGTTTGTAGGTCAAGGTCATCTTCAAGCTGTGCGGCGTCGTACACGGCGCTTTCGCTGTATTTTACCATACCCCTGTACTTTTCCATCAAAAGACGGGTGTTGTACAGCCTTTTGTCCCTGTTCTCCTGTCGGGACCTGTCAAACTCCTTATGGTATTCCTCAATCGCAACACGAGATGCAGTCTCGGTTATTTTCTTGAGCTGTTCAGAACTCAAGCTGATTCCATCGCTGTTTTTCTTGCCCATGTTTCTATCCCTCCGTTTTGGCTCCTACCGGACGCCATATTCATAAACCGCCTCGGAGCCAAAGCCGAAGCTAAACACGTTCGAGGCCCAAACTAATGCGAATTGCCCTGTCAAGGTATTTGTCTGCCTCAGTATTGACGACAGTGCCAAGGTAATCAGACAAGCAACGCTTGTCGATAGTGAGGATGTCCTCCAGCGTAGCGATGCTGGGCTTCTTCAGCCCATGCTGTCTGCCAAGGAAAACGTGAGTGGGCAGCGGTTTCTTTTTAGCGCTCGTTACAACAGCCACTATGACGCTGTTCCCATTCACATTCCCTTTATCGTTTTGTATGATAACGACCGGCCTGCAACCACGCTTGCCTCCGTTCCCTTCATTTCGCAGGTCAGCATAGAAAATATCGCCTCGCCTTGGCTGCACAGACTTACTGGTTCTCCTCCGGCTCATGCTCACCGCCCCCGTCCTTTTCTGCTCGTGCGGCGTTTGCGGCTGCCAGCAGTTCCAGAGTTTCGTCCAGCCGGACGCTGAGTACATATTTTTGACCATCTGCTGTGTATGAGATGGACAGAACGCCGTTCTCCCAGCTTGCAAGCAGTCTGCAAGGGAGAACCTGCACCCCCATCTTCTTTTTCAGCAGACGAGTCAACGTACACTGGGCGTCAAGCTGTACACTATCACTGACGCCGCTTACTTCCATCGGCACTCTAACTATTTCGCTCATTGATTTCGTCCTCCGTCTCAGGTTTCTTTTTCTTCAAGCCATAGATTTTACAGAGAGTCCTGTCCAGCAGGATGCCGCCCTCAAGGTGATACTTCTCATCGAACTCCCTTTGCCCCATCGTATGGCACTCGGTATGGTGCTCCCGACAGAGAGGCATTGCCTCCATGCCCTCGTGAATAATTTCCTCCCGGTTGCGGCCCATTCCAACTCTGTCAACGTGATGCAGTTCCGCTCTGGAGCCGCAGACGCAGCACTTCCTGTTGATAAGGCAACTGTAAATGTAATCTGGGATATCATCCACGAACTGCAACAGCGGGAAGTGGCACGGAATATCCCACTGGAGTATGAACGACACCAGATACCTCTGGAAAGCGCAGACAAGGGACATAGGAGCGTTCGACAGGGAGAAAATCTTGTCTGCTGTCTCTCCAAAGTCCTCAGCGAGAAACTTGAGCTTCATGTACTCTTTGGTACGGTCCTTGCCCTCGCCAACGTAGTCTGCGATTTCACCGATAAGGGCGTAGCAGGCCCTCCGCTGCTTATCAGACAGAGGTCTGCTATCAATCATCTGGATGTTGCACTCCTTGTACTCCCGCTTGATAAGGGTGAACCAGTCGGTATAGAGGCACTTGATGGTTACGACGCCGTGCTCGTCGATGCCAACAATTTTGCCTTTTACAACATCCATTGCAGTTTTCATTTACTTGACCCCCGTACTGCCGAAGCCGCCACGATTCTCGCCGCCGAGCGAATCCACCTTCACGAACACCAGTCTCGGCTGGCGCTGCATAATGCGGAACTGGGCAATCCTGTCACCTTTATGAATTACGGTGTCCCTCATGGCAATGGCGGGGAAGCCCCATACATCATCATCGCCGTGATAGCTGTTGTCGATAATCCCGAAGCTGTTCGCAAGGATGATTCCGAAGTTTTTGTAGGTGGAGCTTCTCGGAACGACATGAGCTTCAAACCCGTAGGGGAGTCTCATGCTCACGCCAAGGGAGATAATCCGATATTCTCCCTGCTTCATTTCCACATCCTCTGCGGAACGAAGGTCAACCCAGTCGCCCCAGTTCTTATGCTCAGGAACCGGCAGCTCAGGGTCGTGTACGATAATTGGAATCACAAACTCTTTCATTTTCATGTACCTCCAAGTGTGTAGTTAAAACGGCGG